CTGTTATAATTATCGATGTCACATTAACATATAAACTCGAATGGAGATGAAACTATGACCCTAATTGCTGGTATCGTATTACCAAAGGGAATACTTATGGTCAGTGATACACGCCAAAGTGATGATAAAACTGACGAAATCATTCACGACTATTCACGTAAAATTACTTTTGTAGCTCCTGACTGTATTCTAGGAACCTCGGGCTCAGAAAGTTCTTTTTACACTGCGAAAATTCTACGTAACTGTTTGTACAATAGTCACGAAGCAATGACTACTAGGGATCGACGTAATCATATACTTGATTTCTATAGTAGTGTGAATGATTTTAGTTCTAAAACAAATAAAATAAAAAATTATCCAGTTGGCTGTGCTATTTTAGCAGATTATGATAAAGAAAATGAGAGTTTCACATTGACTTCTGTAAAGAACTTTGTAAATCAAAATTATTCTTTAACATTTAACAAAGCTAGGGACGTTGACCTTATAGGTGCTAGCGAATCAATTCAAGATACGGCTAAAGTAAAAATACAAGCCCTATTACAATCACTAACGGAAGAACAGTTAAGCCACCCAAACGCGTATAGATATATAGCAGAGAAATGTCAAACTATTTTCCAGCAAGCCGCTAAGGAGTACGTAGGAATTAGCGATAAACTTTATGTCTTTTATTTAACTACTTTACATAATAAGCCTGCCAGTGATTGTTTCTTACTGGAAGAAGATGGGACGTTACATGATGTTGACAGACAGCAAGATGGTGAGATTATAAGCTACACGAAATAATAGCTTATTTTAACCCCTTCTTCGCTAAAAACTGTCTCGCGTTATCCGTAAGCCGGTAATAATAAACATGCTTATCATCTTTCGTGACTTGCTCCAGTAGTCCTAACTGAGAGAGTTGTCCCAGCCACGTATCAAACTGCGTAGCCGGGATTTCTCCTCCTACCTGGTGCATCGCCCGTAATATCGCCTCTGAACCTTTCACTCTACACCACGTGATTTTACGATTTCCAGCGCTTGTTTTTCCGTAAACCCTTCAGAAACAAGTGCATCAAAACGCGCTTTAAGTAATTTAGACATTTCACGCTGCATTCGTATCTGCATCGGTAGCGCCTTAACAAAATTGTCCAAAATCATTTCCAGTTCAATATTTGAATATTGGCCACCTGAATTATTCATCTTATCGCCCCTTCAAATGTGATTCGATTTCCGCTAAAACTTGGTCGATTCCCTCAGGACTCAGTACGAGTTTCCCACCAGCTAATTCGATATTTTGGTCAGAAACTTCGCCTGTAATTTGGCAAGAACCGTTAACATTATATTTTTTTAGAATAATAGATTCACCATCTACGAAAATCTCCATTGGATCCTTTTCCTGAATACCTAATGTACGACGTAATTCCATTGGAACCACAATACGTCCTAAGGGATCAATGTTACGAATAATACCTGTTGATTTCATTTCTCTTCAGCTCCTTTTCCTTACTTCTTAATTGTTTCTATAACACTTGCTAAACCGAAAAATATTACACAGATAAACCACGTTGTCCAAATCGGATAATCGTATATAATTTCCATCTAATCCCCCTTAATCTTTATTAATCAGAATCACTGCTGGACCCTCAACCGTAATACCAGCTACTTCAATCTTTTCATGAGGACTCACTTGTACTGACGTAACACCATCACGCGTTTCCAGTTCTTCACTTAAGTTTTTTGTAGATACGTTCTTCATATTCACTCACCCTCCAAAATGACGCTGTATTCATCATTAGCTACGTAAAAATTACCGAATGCATCGCGTTCAGGGAATCCATTTTTCGTTGCCTGTACTAT